TTGAAGCAGGCTTATTCTAATCTTGAGAGTCAGTATAAGGCTCAGTCTAGCGAACTCAATCGAATTGCGGATGCTAATGGCAAAACTAGTGATGCTTATAAGCGACAGAAGGTCCGAGTCAATGAGACTGCAACAGCCATGGCTAAAGCTAAGACTAGTCAAAATGAGCTACTTAAAGCGATGGAAAAAGAGCCACATGCGTTCATGCACGGTGTTCGGTCTAAGCTTGATAGCATTGATGACAAAGCTAAGAAAACATCTCATTTATTCGGTACAATTCTAGGCGCGCATCTAGTTGCTAATGGGGTTACTAATGTGATTGGGCAGATTAGTGCTAGTTTTGGCGCTTTGAAGGACTCAGTGGTAGCCTACGATAACAAGCAACGTACAATGACGGCGACATGGGAAACATTAACAGGCTCTGCTGGTAAGGGCAAACAGATGGTTAATATTGGCAACGATTTAGCTTCAGCCTTTAACCAGAACATTAACGTGGTTGATGAACTTAACCAGTCGTTTTACCATGTATTTGATAATGCCCCAAGAACAAAAGAGCTAACCAAGTCCATTTTAACGTTGGGTGATACGCTTAATTTAAGTGATGAGAATGTTACTAGATTAGGCACCAACTTTACACACATGCTATCAAGTGGCAAGATGCAACTTGGCGACTTCAATATGATTAATGATCAACTTCCAATGTATGCCGGTAAAATGCTAGAGTTTGAAAGAAAACAACAGCATAATAGCAAGTTAACCATGTCAACGCTACGTGACCAGATGAGTGCCGGTAAGATTAGTGCTAAAGACGCTGAAGAAGTAATGAACTCCCTTGGTGGCAAGTATAAGACAGCCTCAGAGAACCTAATGAAGACCATACCCGGTATGGAACGATCAATTAAGACTCAAATGCCAGCCTTGTTAAGGACACTTTATAAACCTATCGCAGATATGAAGTCACCACTAATGGGGCAATTCACTAAATGGCTTGACAGTAAGGACACTAAAGCTGAGTTTAAAGACGTTGGTAGTGCTATCTCACTTCAAATGGGGTTCATTTCTAAAGCTTTTGCTGGTAAAAAGTTTAGTGTCGGTAAATACCTAGATAAAATGCTAGCTAACTTAGCAAAGAACATTGACATATTAGGTACAAACATCGTTGCTCATAAAAAAGAGATTAAATCGTTCTTTAGTTCATTAAAGACCGCTTCTAAGACTTCATTTACAGTGTTTGTTAAAGCCCTAAAGGATATGCTACCGGTACTAGCTATCATTGGTAAGTTTGCTGAAAAGCATCCTAAGGTATTCGCTGGTTTAGCTTCTAGCGCATTTATCGCTAGTAAAGCAATCGGCGGCTTAAAACTAGCTTTAGACCAAATAGCTTTTGCCAAGGGTGTATTAGGAGGCATAGGTAGCAAGCTTAGCCGGATTGTGTTTAAACCTAGGGTTGATGGTAGTGAAGGAAAACGAGAGCTAACTAAATTCGCAGGATGGGTTAAAAAAGCTAGTATTGGTACTGGTCGCTGGCTAAAGATGGCTGCTAGGGTAACCACTAGTAAGGCCAAGAGTTTGATTAGTGGTTTATGGACTCACACTAAATCAGTTGGCAGCAAGATAGGTAAAGGACTTAAATGGACTGCTAAGATAGCTTATAAAGGCGCGTCTAAGGCGTTCAGCGTGCTGGCTGGCGGCATTAAAACAGTTGGTCGGGCATTCTTATCACTAGGCAAGTTGCTGTTAGCTAACCCAATTGGCCTAGTTTTAACTGCTGTGGTCGCGCTAGGGGTCGCATTCTATGAAGCTTACAAGCACATTAAGCCGTTCCGAGAATGGGTTAATAAGACAGCTAAAGCAGTGGTTAACTTTGGCAAAGGTATCGCTAAATGGGGCTCAAATGTCGGCAAGTCAGTAGGTAAAGCCCTAGGCAACATGTCGAAAAAGTGGAATAACTTCAAGAAGAGTTTCAAGAAGAGCTGGAACAAGCACTGGTCAGACATGGGTAAATCACTCAGGGATAACTGGAACGGATCATTGAAACGCACTAGAGAGTTCTTTAGTAGTATTGGCAAGAAGTGGGATAGTTGGAAGTCTAGCTTCAAAAAGAGCTGGTCAAAACATTGGTCAGATACTGGCAAAACGCTCAAACGTGATTGGGATGGATCTGTCAAAAATACTAAGAACTTCTTTAGTACAGTTGGTAAGAAATGGGATTCTTGGAAGAAAAGTTGGAAGAAGAGTTGGTCAAGTCATTGGTCAAGCAATGGGCGAACTCTAAAATCTAACTGGAATAGCTCATTTAAGCTTACTAAGTCATTCTTTAGTTCAATGGGTACTAAATGGGCTGGCTGGAAAAAGAGCTGGTCACACTCATGGAACAGTCATTGGGACAAGATGCGGTCTAACCTGCATAGCTATTGGAACAAAGACTTGAGCCATACTAAAGTGTTCGGACATTCAATGGGTGACTGGCTATCAACATTCAAAAAGTCATTCAAATCAGGCTGGTCTAGTTTAGGAACCGGCGTTGAGAATATCTTCAAAGGTCTTTGGAAGAACCTAAAGAAGTTTGCTAGAGACGGTATGAACGATGTTATCGACCTTATCAATGGTGGTATCAATGCGGTAGATGCTGTTATTCATACCTTTGGTGGCAAGAAGAAAACCATTGCTGACTTGCATCATGTTCATTTTGCCGAAGGTACTGGTATGTTTAGTGGGTCACGGAATCCAATTACCAAGCCTACTATGGCAATGCTAAATGATGGTAACGACAGCCCCCAAACTGGCAATAAAGAAATGGTCATGCTACCTAATGGCGAATCTGGTATTGTTCAAGGCCGTAACACTAAGATGATGTTACCAGCTGGTACTGAAGTTCTTAGTGCTAGTGAAACAGCCATGTTAATGGAAATGCAAGGCGTGACTAAGTATGCTAAAGGTACTGGCTTCTTTGGTGACATTCTAAACAGCGTGACTAGTGGAATTTCAGGCGTGACTAGTTGGGTCGGTAAAAAGGTTGGCAGTCTAGAGAAGTTCTTTAAGACTGCTACTAAAATTATTGCCCACCCGATTAAGTCACTTGAAAACCTGTTTAGCTGGTCTTCTAAGGACATCTCAGGTGTCATGAGTAACATTGGTCATGGCCTGTTCAATGGTGTTGAGAAGCAAGCTAAGACATGGTGGTCAACCCTATGGGGTGGCGTTAGTGACAGCCTAGATGGTGGTTCTTCTAACAATGCCTTTGTTAATGCCATGATGAAGTATGGTGCCACTAACAAGTACGTTTGGGGTGCTGCTGGGCCTAGTGCGTTTGACTGTTCCGGCCTAGTTGAGTATACCCTAAAGAAGCTTGGAATTAGCTTCCCACGGACTAGTGGTGAGCAGTATAAGGCTTCTAAGCATGTCAGCAATCCTAAACCTGGTGACCTAGTATTCTTTGGCCCCGGTGGTAGCGAACACGTTGGGGTATATACTGGGAATGGCGAGTTTTACAGTGCTGAAAATGAGCATGATGGCATGGGTATCAGTAAAGTTCATGGTGGTGGCTTTGGTTCATTCGCTGGCTATGGACGAGTGCCAGGATTATCTGACAGTGATAGCTCGGATAAGTCTGCTAAGTCTAGTGGCCTGTTAGGCACCATTAAAAAGCAAGTAGGTAGTGGTTTCTGGTCATTTATTAGCAAGTTAGCTGATATGTTTGGTGATAATAGTGGTTCCATTGAGGGTGGCGCTATCACTCACAGTATGATCAACCGAGCCCTAGAGATGGCCAAAGTACCAAGAAGATATTGGTCTAAGATGCAGTCAGCCATTATTAAGACAGCTGATAGTGAAACTGGTAACCGCAATATCATGCAAACTATCTCAGATGTCAACTCTGCTAATGGTAACCCAGCCGGTGGTCCATTGCAGTTCACTAAGACAACCTTTGACGCGTTTGCATTTCCGGGTCATCACAATTTCAGGTCTAGTTTTGACCAAGTATTGGCATTCTTAAACAACTCTGATTATCTTAATGCCACTGGTAATACCTCGATTTGGGGCCATGCTAAGTACGACTGGCTTCATAGTGGCCCACAAGGTCATAAGCGGTTTGAGAATGGTGGTATTATCAACACTAACCAGTTGATTGAGGTCGCTGAACACAACAAGCCTGAAATGGTCTTGCCATTGACTAATAAGAGTCGGGCTAACCAGCTAATTGCACAGGCTAGTCAGGTTGTAAATGGCAACAATGGTAGTCAGGTTGCGTCTACTAACAGTGAAAGTAGTGAGAAGCTTGATAAAGTCATTGCATTACTGACGGCTTTAGTATCAGGCCAAGGCAGCGTTCAAGCGGTCATTGCTAAATCTGATGTGGTTAATGCGGTTAAATCTGACAATAAGACTAATTCACAATATTCACAAATGATGGGGTACTAGTATCCTAATCAATCAAAGGGTAGTCCTTAAATGGGCGCCCTTTTTACATAGCTAAACTTAAAAAGGAGGTTAAATCGTGACCTTACAACGAGATGATTTTGAATATGCGGGCTTGAATAGCCGGGATGACCTACAGGTTGAGATGGGTAACGTGGTATTACCTAGTGCACCGGCCATGGCTGAACAGGTGACTGATATACCGGCCATGTATGGGAACCAATTTAATGGCACCGATTTTACCAGCCGAACGATTAGTATACCGGTATCCATTTACTGTGCTGATAACCAAGATGCCTTTAATCAGATTATGCACAATTTAAGCGGTCTGCTACTAAGCGATGACCCTAGTGATAATGGCAGGGAATACCCATTAATATTTGGCTTTGAACCCAAGGTGACTTATTGGGGGCATATTACCGCAATTAGTGACCCGGCCCCGATTAATATGGGTATGTATGACATGACACTTACTATTACCTTTGTGCAGTCTGATCCCCGTGCAACCCTGCCACAGGTTGAAACACCCTTAAAAAACGGCTTAAATACGATTACTGTTGATGGTACCGCTAGAACGGATCCGGTTATTCAGGTCGTACCTAAGCGGGATTTAAAGCACATTGGCTTTACCTTAAACGGTGGTGAATATGGACTGGGACCTGATAGCGATGAAGACCAAGCGGTGGCAGTACAGCCTTATACTCAGGTCGTTAACAGTGATGTATTAAATACCATGGCTGAGTGGACTAATGATGCCAATGCAATTGCCCAGATGAAGACTGCTGGTGACTACATTTATCAAGGTGAAGCTGATAGCAACCGAGATACCCAAGTGTTAATGGTCAAGCTAGCCAATGGGGTTAAACAATATGGTAGCCATCAACCAGACTGGTATGGCCCCGGTGTTCGCTTTACTGGCATGACTAACAGCCTGACTAACTATCGAGTTAAGACTAGGATCCACCACATTAAGCACTCAGGTACCCATAATGGGCGCGCGATGGGGCGGGTAGAAGTTCTGCTTTTAGACCCTAACGGAGCTACGATAGGCCGATTTGGTCTAGCTGATAGTAATTCCGGCGGTACACCAACGTGCTACTTACAAATCACTAAGCCGGGTGGTGCTTTTGCTGGCGGTGATGGTAAACATCAAACCCTATTTATGGGTAAGGGCCCATCAGGTAGCTCTAGCAATGGTCGTGACCAGAAAATCAAGATTAAGACGGGCACCACGACTAAGACAGTGGTTAAACGGTCACGCAACAGGCATGGAAAAGTAACCACTAGGACGATTAAGCGCAGAGTTAACAAGTATACAACTGTGGTCAATAAAGAAGAGAAGTCGGCGCTAAGCACTAGTTGGCTAGAACTCGACTTAATCAAAAATGGCAAGGTGTTTAGTTGGTCAATCACGCAATACTACACCAGTGGTAGCCACTCAGGCCAGCCATGTAAAGACCCTAAACGGTTCCTGATTGTTCATGGGACATTTGTTGATAGGAATTCAAATTATCAATCGGCTTTAGGTGGTATCGGTGGGGTGTTCTTTAAGCACTCGATTGCCGAAGATGATGAAAATGTGGGCTATGAAAACCCGTTTATGTCAATCACCCACCTAGACATTTACCAAGTTAATGATGTGGCTCAGGACGCACCTAAGTACATTGCTAATGCCGGTCAAGAGATCGTGCTAAATTGTGAGACTGATAGCACCACGGTTGGTGGTAAGCTAGCTAGCCCAATCTGGTCAACTGATTATCCCAAGCTTAGTCCGGGGGTTAATAGCCTGACGATGATTGGTGACCTAGATGACGCCCAAATCACGCTTAAATATCTACCCAGATTACTATAGCAACACTTTAAAGGCTTCCCATTAAGGGTGGCCTTTTTAATACATAACTTAAAACAAGGAGGTTAACAGATGGCTTTAAATAACCAGTATTTAATCCTAGATCCGAATTTAAAGCGGATTGGTACTCTAACCGTGGATGGTGCCACTAAGTTTTCTAATGACAGTGTGAAGATGCAACTAGCCGACTCAGATACAACTAGTACCAGCTATGATGATGACCTTAATGTGGGTACCAGTGACACGTTTGACGGGACGGTTAACTTGAATGCTCAATCTAAAAAGTTCGACCATCAAGGTTCATTAGACGTACTGCAAGGACAACCCGATTCAAATAAAGTGGTGGCTGGTAACAACTTAGCCTATTATGACGAGCTATCGGGTCATTGGTATGTCATGCGTATATACAGTGTGGAAGAGAGCAATACCGCAGCTGTTAAACACGTCACAACGGCTAACTTTACCAATTTATGCTTGTACAGTTTAGCTCATCATTACCCAGTAGCCACTACAGCTAGTGCAAGCACGATTCAGACAGCCTTTAATGAGTGTTTTAATGCCACTGGCTGGACGCTGGACTATCAGACGACTAATGTAATGACCCCGACAATTACCATTGATGGTAAAACGAAAGCTAGCACGTTACTACAGACACTCATTCAAACCTATGATGTCGAGATTGACCCTTATGTTGAGATTGATAGCCAAGGGAACATCACGAAAAAGGTGTGTGTCATTACTGACCAGCTGAACAATGACGTGGTCTATAACGAGGCTGTATTCGGTAAGAACATGACTAGTATTAAACGGACAACGGTATCAACACCTGTGACTAAGCTGATTCCTTATGGGGCTAACGGTAGCACAATTGCAGTGGTCAATGATGGTAAGCCCTATATCGTTGATGATGAGGCTAATCAGAAATATAACCCCGATTGGCAAGCCGGCCTATACTACGAAGCCATTGTTACTGCTAATCAGATTAGTAACTCAGCCGGTTTAAAGTCATGGGCTAAGGATATGCTCAAACTGTACAACCACCCTAGAACGTATTATGAGGTAAATGTAACACCAAACTTTAATCCACCATTAGGTGCCACAATTAGGTTTAAAGATGAGTTAATTGAGCCAGTATTAGACGCCAGTGGACGGGTTATTCAACGGACAATCAGCTTTGCTAACCCTTATGGCAACACGGTTGGCTTTGGCGAGTATACAACTGTTCAAGTAGCCACCCCAGCATGGATGGAACAATACCAGAATGCACTCAGTAAGGCGGTTGATGAAGCTAAGAAGGACGCTAGTTCGATTAAACCGGTCGCTTTAACGCCTGACGGTAACAACTTCACGGATACTACGCAGACTAAGCGGTTGATTTTACAAGCTTGGGAAGGTAGCACTAATATTTCATCCTACGTTGATAATAAGGGCTTTATATGGCGCCGTTATAACACTGATGGCACGGTCGATAGTAGCTATAAGCAAACAGGCTACTTAATTAATGCGGCTAGTAACGCTGTGGGTACCTTACACGGAACAATTGAATCCGACTATATCCAAGATGACCCGGAAATTAAGCTAGACACCACCGGGATTAGTTATTTAGGCGTCTATGGCCCTGATGATAATGGAGCTCATTCAGCCACTCAATACATGGCACGTTTAAGCAATGGGCAGTACCTAACTAGTCGGGCTCGTGATGACAGTGGCTCTAGTGATACCATGTTTGCTTTACAGGATAGCAAGTTTGCCGTGCAGTCAGTGATGTTACAAATCCATGGACAACATGGTGGGACGTTCGGCGTGCAGGAAGTCAATAACACGGTCTATATCTGGAACATTGTCAGCTTAAAAAACGATGGTAATTACATTCTCGTGCGGTTCCCATATGTAGCGGGGCTTACCTTACAGCCTACCGATAAACGAGTTCAACAGATTATGCCCCTTAAAGGGTACGGCCGAGTTAACTATGACCGTCAACACGATATGGTCTCAATCGGTTATAACGATGGTGGTACTGATATTCTCAAAGCTAGTGACCTGTTAGCAGGTAATTACAACGTGCTATACAACTTTAATATCACTGATTATGGGATTGATTTTAATAAGAACACTTATCAATCGGAATGTTTAGACTTTCCTTACTTCTACTTTGCAGCTGGTGGTGGTCAAGAAACAAACGATGATCCACATAAAGTGTGGGCTTTAAATGTCGTGCATAAAGGTGCTGAGTTCGAGGTTTATCTGGATAATGACCTAGACTTTCCTAACTTGACTGATGAAAACCGTGAAGTTGAAACTTGCAATGTCTTTTATCAAAATGGTCAGCCTTATATGCTGTTCACGTTTAACACCAACGCTTTATTAATTAATCCGGCTCCAATGGAACGTGAAAAGGTGTATACCGTTCCAATGATAAAACGGTCAGCAGCTAGCACGATTGATAAGGGGATGATAAATGACAATGTTAATACAGATGACTAAAGAAAGGGGGATTATAAATGGCTGAATCTAATGCAACACAGGTCATCCTAACAGATGATGGCATCAAAATTATCAAAGCTCAAAGCACGGCTGATAATGCGGCTAGTCAGGCAGGAAATGCTGATAGCGCTGCTTTAATTGCACAGTCTACAGCTAACGCTGCTAAAGAGGCCGCTGATAGCACATATGCTTATGCTAACTCTGAGATAGCAGTCCAGTCTAATGCTACCGCTAAGGCTCAAAGCACAGCTGATAATGCGTTTAGCCAAGCTCAAGCAGTTGGTAGTCAAGCTAGCGCTGAGATAAACAACAACTCTATAGCTACTGCTAAGGCTCAAAGTGCGGCTGACAATGCCTTTAGCCAAGCAACTACAGCAATAGATAATGGTAAAGTAACTAGTCAAGCAGTGACAGACCTCAAAGACGGTTCCAAGCTAACGATTGCTGAACTAGAAAATGGACTAGCCACCAAAGTTACTAACTCAGAATATGCTAGCTACCAAACACAAACAGCTAGTCAAATTGCTAGCAAAGTTGATAATGGTGCTTTCTCAGCCTATCAAACGCAGACTGCTGACTTGCTAGCTCAAAAGGTAGCCACTAGTGACTTCTCAGCCTACCAAGCTACAACCGCTAAATCGATTGATAATAAGGTATCGTCTAACGACTTTAACACGTACAAAACCCAAACTGCTGACTTGATTGATGACAAGGTTTCTAGTTCAGAGTATGCGTCTGACAAGACACAGACGGCTAGTGAGATAGCGGATAGAGTAAGTAATAGCGCTTTTTCAACTTATAAAACACAAACTGCTAGTCAGATAGCACAGAAAGTTGACAATGGTGCTTTTTCAGCCTATCAAACAACTACCGCTGACTTGATAGCTCAAAAGGTAGCTACAAAGGACTTCTCAGCCTATCAAGCTACAACGGCTAAGGAAATATCTAGCAAGGTTGAATCTAGTGACTTCAAGACTTATCAAACACAAACTGCTGATATGATCGCTAGCAAGGTTTCTAAATCCGATGCTAATAATGTCAATTTAATTCCATATTCAAGCCACTTTACTACCCCACTTACTGGTTGGACATTAATGAACTGGGGGGCAACTGACCGGAAGCTATTAGTGACTACACATACTTTCTACCAGAACGGCACCGGGGCACTGCTTTATTTAAATACAGCTCAAAATGGTACTGCTGCCGCTGGTTCAAATCGGTTCCCATTGTTGCCAAATACAACCTACACGTTTCAATTTAAAGCTTTTGCGTCTTCTAACGTTGTCGGTGCAAACGTTTATTTACTATCTAGGGCTTATGGTTCCACCAGTGATTATGACACAGTTCATGGGCTCTTTAAAAACTTAGTGACTTCGCCATCACAGATTGACCAGTATACGGTTACTTTTACGACTGGTGCTAATGATAACGAAGGTTATATTCGAGTTGACAACATTGGGTCTAATAATAGTGCTTCTTCTGGGTTATTCTTTACCGAATTAAAACTAGAACTCGGTGATACGGCTACACCTTACGTATACGGTGGTCAAGATTCAATGATCGCGCAAACGTCTGATGATGTCTTAATCAAAGTGTCGAAAGATGAGTTAATTGATGAAATTAATCTTCAAGCCGGTAACACCCTAATATCGTCTAGTGGTCAATTAACACTAGCTGCTGATACGATTTACTTTGATACTAAGAAACCAGTTATAATTCCTAGTGCCAATATCACAGGGACGCTAAATGGCAAAACTATCAACGCCGGTTCACAACTAAATCAGTATGGCAACACTAGTTACCCGCTAACGCTTTCACCAGATGGTTCGGTTACTAGTACGTCATTTGAAACAATTGACACTGAGATCGCTGCATTAAGAACGGTCATCAAAGACGGCACAGTTAAAACTAATTTACGTGGCATGACGCCGTTTGCAACTGGTATGTATTCAGCAGCTGACGTATCACTAGGCGCTGGACAATTAGCATTACTAGAAGGCTATTCAACCTCACAAGACCCAAAATTTAACGCAACCGGCCTAAAGACAACTGGCTATGCAATATTAGATGCCAGCGCTGGGTTAAGCTTGCACGGTACAACACAGGCGATTAACTTTAGTGGTACTGACCAGGACCAAACTACTGGTATCAAGATGAATAGCTACGGTAACATTATTGGCTATTCCAATGCGACTTGGTGGCGGATTACTTCTAACTCGGGCTCAAACATAGCTAACTTTGGGATTGATAGTGCTGGTTCAAACGTCATTCAGTTTAACCGTGAGCTAGATATTGGTAACTTCCACATCAATACCGGCCATACGTTTACTAGTGCTGATAGTGGTGCTATTCACTTTGCCAAGGGTCGAGGCGGTGCCAACGACATCTATGCAGGCACCGTTCACTATACTAGCTTAGTTAAATCGTCACTATTAAGTGTTAAGAAGGACGTGCAAAAGGCTGATACAGCTTATTGGGCACAACTAGTTAACTCAATCGACTTGGCAACATACCAATACAAAACCGACGATAATACTAGTCATTTGCGATTATCTAGCATTGTTGACGACGTTAATGTAACAAAACAGTGGCAATTGCCAGACGTATTTATCAGTCGTGATGAAGACGGCAAGCTATGTGGGGTAGATGACAGTGTGCTACTGAACGCTACCCTAGCCACGGTACAGGAACAGCAGAAAGAAATTGACCAATTAAACGGTCACAACATGGAATTGGAAGCTAGATTAAACAAATTGGAGGCAAAATTAAATGGATAGCATTTTGATTACAAATTATAAACCAGATTACACGAACAATATTATGACTATTAGCATTCAAATTAACACGCTGGGGATCAGTTCACAGGTAAGCATTACCATGGATGAATTTAACGCTGCCATTGCTGGAGGTGCTGGGGGAGCAGATAGGGTTAAATTGAAGGTGTTGAACACGCTGATTGATAGTCTGACTGCTTTAAAGCCAGTTACCACAACTACGACAACCACCACACAGGAGGCTTAATATATGAATATTGATGCACAGGCTTTGATTAACAAGCTGACTAGTAACTATGCCCAAGCGATTGCCCTTAAAGACCAGCAATTAGCGATGGCACAAGTTCAAATTGACCAGCTTAATGCCAAGTTGGCTGAAAAGGAGGCGCCTAAAGATGGCGAAAACGCTTAGTTTTACTGATACTTCACCACAGACTGTTAAAATTGGCGATACCACCACTAGCTTCACACTAGTATGTGGCAATGATAATGTAGCCACTGATTTAACTAATGCCACTTCAATTACTGTTAAATTGGGCAATGCTAGTGGCTATCTTAAATCGGCCACAGTTGACCCAGCTAAGTTAACAGACCCAACGACTGGTCAGATTGTGCTAGCTTTAACAGCGGGTTTAATGACAAGCTTAACAGCGGGAGACTATCAGCTAGAAGTATGGGTGGTTGATAGTACCGGGACGTCAATTTACCCTAGTGAGTCAACGTTACAGTTCCAAGTTAATAGTAGTCTTGAATAAGGGGGTAGACAATTGAATAAGCACAAGTTAAAGGCACTCATCTTAACGGTGGGCGCCATTTTTATGGCCTTTTTAATGGTCAATGTTACCAGTCAGGCGTCAACTAGTCGTGATCAAGGGCCGGATTGGTCTAAGTATAACGGTAATAGTGGGACATTCGGCTATAGTTCCGATAAGTTTGTATTCTCACAGGCCGGTGGTTTCTATGGTGGGACTAATATCCCTCAGACCACGTATAACAGCCAAGTCAAATCAGCTCAACAGGCTGGTAAACGGGTGCACACCTATTTATGGGACGGTGTTGGTGGCAATATGACCAATGCCAAGGCTATGATGGCCTATTACTTGCCACGTGTTAGGACGCCCAAGGGCAGCATTGTGGCGTTGGACTATGAGGACGGTGCTTCTAATAGCGTGACAGCCAATACTAATGTCATTCTAGCTCAGATGAAGCTGATTAAAGACGCTGGCTATACGCCGATGCTGTATTCCGGTAAAGCTTACCTCAATTATCATGTTAATGTGAGCTTGATTTTGAAGGCATACGGTAGTTGTTTATGGGTACCTGAATATCCGGATTATCTGGTTAGAACTAGCCCTGATTATAACTACTTCCCATCAATGGACGGTGTGGCTATCTTTCAGTTTACTTCAATGTATAAAGCAGGCGGATTAGACGGCAATGTCGATTTAACAGGGATCACTAAATTAGGCTATACGACTGCTAGTAAGAAACAAGCTCAAACCAACGTTAAGCAGGCTCAGGCAGCTAAGAAGGCCAACTTTAAGGTCGTTAAATACAACCAGCGAGGGGTGTTCTATCCTAATCGGACACTAGCTGTTCGTTACACGGATTCAGATAAGGTAAGCCAAGTAGCCACCTATTACAAGGGTGAAAGTGTGACTTACAATGCGGTCATTATTGAACACGACTATGTATGGGCACGCTACACTCGTTCAAATGGCCTATACGCCTTCATCAAGTTAGGCGTCACTAATGGTCATGACTACGGGAAGCGAGTTACTGGTCAGCTGGTTAGTCATACGTATTACACAGTCAAGTCCGGTGACAGCTGGTGGACAATTGCACAACGCAACGGCCTGAGCATGACTACACTAGCTAGCCAGAATGGAAAGTCAATTTATACTACTATCTATCCTGGCCAGCGATTGGTGGTGCGGTAATGGCACAATACGACGATACAACCAAGTTATTAATGGATATTCAAAAGGATGTGGCCGCCACCAAAACAAAAGTTGAGAACATCGAAGAAAAATTGAATCAAGTTGACGATATTGGCGACAAAGCGGACAAGGCACTGGCCAAGTCCATCGAAGCTAGCCATCAAATTGACCGTGTGACAACCATTCAAAATTGGTTGATCGGTGTCTTGGTTAGTGGCGTGCTCGTCACGTTAGTTATTTACATCGCAGAAAAGTTCCTTTAGAAGGGAAAAACAATGACAAAATTTTTAAATGTAATTCAGGCAACACTCAAAGCTAACTACAAGAAGCCTGCTTATTGGGCCCAGATTATCGGGTCCGTGTTGATTATTGGCTTAGCTGTCGCAACGGTCTTCTTTGGTGTCAAGATTGACGCTAATGCAGTTGTATTAGTGATTACCGCCGTGGGGGCAATCCTAGCCTTTGTCGGGGTAATTACGGATAATTCTATTTTGGAAGATACCGGCAACACGATCAAGACCAAGTCGAGCACGTTGGCTTATACGGAACAAACGGTCGTGGAAGCTTTGGCGGAAGCTCAAGCTAAGATTGAAGCAGCTAACTCAGCGGCGGCTAGTCAAGCCGAAGCCCAAGCATCACAGGCAGTAGTGGCGGCTTACAGTCAAGCAGCTAGTGCGGCGGCAGTTGGTGACACGGCCACGGCTAGTTCAGCAGCCACTTTAGCGTCATCGCTAGCGGCTAATTTGGATACCAATGCGCAACCAAATGCCGAAACGACGTCAGAATCCGCCTCACAAGCAGGCTAAAAGTAGTATAATTAAATATTGAATTTGCTAATCCCCTGTGCTTCGGCGTGGGGGATTTTTAGTTTGGCAGAAGTATACAAAAAAGGACCAGTCAAGACTGGCCCAATGCTTAAAGTAAAATAGGTGTTTTTCTGTTATCCCCTCCCTAAAGGCCAAGGGAAAACGTTAATAATTATACATCAAAGCTGGCAAATGTAAAGAGGCTTATAGGCTACTTCGAGTATTGCGATACAGATTGATAAGCGTTGTCATTTCTCGATCAAGCTTTACAAAACGGTAAATAATAAGTATAATGCCAGCTGCCTCTAGGATGTTTATAGATGATAGTTATAACTTGATTAATTCCCCTGCGTTTCGGCGCGGAGGAATTTTCATGAATTTAATCAAGCCGGATTAGTATTATTGATATTAAGAAGATATTGTGAAACTATGTAAACTTGGCCCCTCACAAGAGCGATACTAAAAGCGATACTGAGAAAACTTAATAGAGCCTAAACACAGTGGTATCAAAGGGCTTAGACGTTTTACTATGAAATCTTCTTGGCCGCACTAATGAATGTAAGAGCTCTTGAAATGCTGGGTTACTGGTGTTTTGAGAGCTTTTTTAGTATTCAAACCTATATTCGTTCGAATGATGTATTTTTGGATAATCGGGTAGGGATTAACGGCAGGCGTTGCAAGGAACAGAGGAGTTTTGAATGTCACAAGAAAAGTATTCTAATAATAAAGAATCTTCAGATAAAAATGAAAAACCAGTTAAACCAGTTAAACTAGTTAGACCAGTTAGACCAGTTAAACTAGCTAAACCGGTAGTAGACAAAAAATTAGTGCAACGCATTCGGAAGATGTCCGAAAGGGATGGTTGTACAAAAGATTTTGCAACAATTTTTGTGAAATGGTTTGATATTTACCCGACCCATATTAGTGTTACAACTTTGAAAATAAATGATAATCTCTATTGGAGTTGTAAGTATCAATGGGCACAATGGATAGCTTTCATTAGTTTGTACTTAATAGTATGGTTTTTTTATAGGAATGCAATACCAGCAATGTTTGTTTCTATTCTGGTATGCATGTGTGCATTTAGATATGCATATAACTTAGTCAACAGATGTGCGCGAAGTAAGCCAACTCAGAAAGAATTCGTTGACATACTAAAAGAGGTAGGAATAACAGATCTGACGATGTTACAGCAATATATTGATGATATGCAAATCATATATCCAAGTCGTAAATATGAGAACAAAAGAATTAATTATGTAGCACTTTTGTCACTGGTCGTTTCAGCAACTCTTTTATTAGCTGTTTTGACCAAAGATCACAATGAAAAGGCTGAATTTGTCGAAGGAATGCTTAAATTAATCGGATTGATCATATTCATTGTTGCTGCGATTAAAACTGCATGTTTACTTTTGGGCTACAATACTGCCAGCAAGAGCTCCAGACTTAAAGAATTAAGAGCTGAAATGATTCAATTACAGCATGAGTGGACATTGAGAAAGATACATCGCATCTAA